CAGCCCGATGCTGGCCGGTTGGTTGCCGTACACGCTCAGGCCGCCCGAAACCTGACCCAAGCGCAGCAGGAGGTTCTGGACCTGTCGGAGCGCGAGAAGAAGCTGGTCGATGGAAGCTGGGTCCGAAAGGTGATGACCGACCACGACGGCGCCGTTGCCCAGCTTCTCCGCGCCATGCCCAAGCAACTCGCCGGCCGCATCGCCCCACACGATCCCGAGCATTGCGAACGTGAGCTCGACCGCTGGGTGCAGGAGGTTGCCCTTGCCACGCTGCACAGCACCGACCCATGGAAATGACCGACCTTCAGCGCGATCTAGTCGAGTTTCGGCGCAGCCTTTACCGGCCGGCCCAGCGCCAGACGGTCGTCGAGTGGGCGGAGTCAAACCTTCGATTCACGGCCCGCCAGACCGAGCATCCCGGGCCGTTCTCGACCAGCGTCCGTCCCTACGTCCGGGAGCCGCTGGAATGCTGGAAGCACCCGGGCGTTTCCGAGGTCACGCTGTGCTGGGGGTCGCAGACGTCCAAGACAACGACCCTAATGGTCGGGCTGGCGTGGCTCATCGACCAAGAGCCGAGCCCGGCGCTGTGGCTGATGCCGACGGAAAACCTGGCCCGGTCGTTCTCCAAGTCGAGGTGGATGCCGATGCTGGAGGACTCGCCGGCCATGCTTGGGCACTTTCCGGCAGACAAGGACCAGATCACGAATCTGGAACAGCACTTCACCCGCTCGACGCTCACCTTCGTCGGATCCAACAGCCCGGCTAACCTCGCCAGCCGCCCTGTCCGGGTGCTGATCGCCGACGAGGTGGACAAGTTCGCCGACGCAACGGCCAAGGAGGCCGACGCGCTCGACCTTGCCGAGCAGCGACTCAAGGCATTCTCCAGCTCCAAGGCCTTCATGACCTCGACGCCGACCGTGGTCGAGGGCCGGATCTGGCAGCGCTTCCTGCGGGGCGACCAGCGGCGGTTCTACCTTCCGTGTCCAAACTGTCGGGAGTTCATCAAGCTGGAATGGCGGCAGGTCGAATGGTCCGACATCCGCACCGAGGACGGGCGCCACGACCTCCCGAAGATCCGCGCCTCGGCCCGCTACGTTTGCCAACTCTGTAAGGGCAAGATTTCCGACGCTCAGAAGGTCGCCGCGCTACGCCACGGTGAGTGGCGCCCCGAGAATCCCGGAGCCCTGCCCGGCGTCCGGTCCTACCACCTGTCCAGCCTCTACAGCCCCGACCGGAAATGCACCTGGGGCGCTCTGGCCGTCCAGTTTCTGGAAGCAAAGGGATCGATGATGGGGCTTCAGGGCTTCATCAACGGCAACCTTGCCGAGCCATGGGAGCAACAGGACCTCCAGCCCGAGAGGTCGGAGACCAGCAGCGCCGTCAGCGTCGAGGGTGGCAGGCGCTATTTGACCGCAGACGTGCAGGCTGTGGCGCCGTTCCTCTGGTGGGTCTGCCGCGAATGGAAGGACGGCAACTCAACGCTGGTTGCCGCGGGCCACGCCGACGACTTTGCGGCCCTTCGGCGCGTGCAGGTTGCGCTTGGAGTTCATGACATGGACGTGGGCATCGACTCGGGCTTCAACACGCAGGTCGTCTACGATGCGTGCGCGTCGTTTTCGGATATTACCAACAGCCCGATCACGTTTCCTTCTGGCCTTCGGTATCCGCCCGAGGGAGGACTTCGCAAGCCCATGGTCATCGGTTGGCTTCCGATGAAGGGCCGCGAAAACGGGGCACGGTTCACGGCCAAGACGGGAGCCGTTCATCCGTTCGGGTTGTCGACGTCGTCATCCATGCGGACCGACGTGGTGCAGCCGCTCCTGATCTTCGACACCGAGCATCTTCGGGAAATCCTGTCGAGGCTCCGAAAGGGGGACATCGACCGCGACTGGGGCATCCACCAGAGCCCGCCCAGCGTGCAGGCCGAGGGAAGCTATCTTGCCGACCCCGAGACGTACTGGCGGCATCTCGACTCCCATGTCCTGCGGCCGGTGGCAAACCGGGCTGGGCGCATCAAGCACGTCTGGATGAAGCGCAACCAGAAATGGCCGGACCACCTGCACGATTGCGAGATCATGCAACTGGCCATGGTGATGCTCTGGAATGAGCTGTCGGGATTTTCCGGTGAGTTGACGCAGGGATGATCTGCCGCTTCAAGATCGGGTCCTGTGGGCTACGATCCGCGCCGGTGATTACCTACACCGTCGCAACCAAGCGGGCGTTCCTCCGCAGCGTTTACGCTGCGTTGACGGGCACGACCCTGCTTGCCGCGCTGGTGGCAAAATCAACCGAAGCCGCTGCGGCAATCGCAAACGGACAAGTTGTCCGGTCGACGTCTTCGGCTGACGTCTCCGTCGAGTTTGCCGAGCCCGGCAAGGGCGCCCCGACCCCGTCCGAGATGGTCGAGATGTGGGAGTCGCTGCTCAACGATTACGACCTCGCCGTCGCGTTCCTGGTGCAGGAAGGCATTGCCAGCCCGACCGATACCCAGATTTACAACAAGATGATGTCCACCGTGCTGATCGCGGTGACGTCATACGGCGGTGACTTCTCGCAGTTCCGCCGCGAGGCCTACATCGGAACCAAGATGACCTGATGGGCCTATTCACTTCCATCCTGTCGAAGTTCCGGTCCGCGCCTGTCGACCGATACGAGGGCGCCGGCAACAGCCTGCGGCGTTCCTACCTCGACACGTCCTACACGTCCGCCCGGTTCGACGTGTCGTCTTGGACTCGGCAGGCCATCGTTCGCAAGTCTCGATTCTTTGAGCAGAACAACGCGGTGATGAACCGCCTGGGCGACCTTTTCGAGTCCTACACGGTCGGGAGCAACTTCTCGGTTCAGCCTGCCTCGTCGGATCCCGCTTGGAACCTGCGGGCCAAGAAGTGGTGGGACGTCTGGTGCCGGTATCCCGACATCGGCTCCCGGCAGTCTTTCGGGACTCTGATGTCGCTGGCGGCACGCGGCTGGTTTTACGACGGCGAGTCGTTCTTGTTGTTGACCAAGGGCGAGTCCGGGCGTCCGCGCCTGCAACTTGTCGAGCCGCAGCAAATCTCGACGCCGACCGGCCAGGAAAACTCTCCTGACATCTTCGACGGCGTCCGGTTTGACCAACGGACCGGCCGGGCTCTGACCTACTACGTCGGGCAGGAGCAGAAGCAAGGTGAGTTGACCGACATTCGCCCGATCTCGGCCGACTCAATCGTCCACATCTACGAACCGCAGCGCGCAAACCAACTGCGCGGCCTGCCATTTGTGGCGCCGGTCATCAACGACCTGCACGATCTCGACGACCTCCAGAAGCTGGAGATGGAGTCCTGTAAGCTGGCGTCCAGCGTTGCCCAGGTGGTCAAGACGTCTTCCGGCGAGGTGCAGGCAACCAGCCTCCGGTCTGGCGTTGGAGGGTCTCAGGGAAGCGCCCAGACCTACTACGAAAACGTCTTCGGCGCCCAGGTCAAGGTGCTGAAGTCCGGTGACGAGTTCGAACAGTTCATGTCTGACAGGCCGTCGGTCAACATGCGCGACTACTGGCGCCAGTTGACCGAGAAGGTCTGCGCCGGTGTCGGGATCCCGTACGTCTTGGTCTATCCCGAGTCCATGCAGGGCACCGTCTACCGCGGGGCCTTGGATATGTCGGCGGTCTGGTTCCGCGCTCGTCATGCGGTCATGGCGTCCGCCGCCCGCCGGATCTGGGAATACGTGATGGAATACGCCATCCGCGTGGATCCGACGCTCAAGGATTCACCGGACGACTGGTACGAGGTGGCCATCCAAGCGCCCCGCGCACCCAACGTGGACGTCGGCCGCAATTCCGCCGCCCAGCTTGCCGAGCTTGAGGCCGGCGTCACGACCTACGACGAAGTCTATGGCGCCCGCGGCATCGACTGGCGGTCCGCGCTGGAGGCCAAGGCGCAGCAGGCCAAGTTCATCCACGAGCTTGCCGAAAAATACGATGTCGATGTCTCGGAAATCAGCCGAGCCCAGAAGCTCCCGATTGCCCCGGAGCCGGCCGAAGCCGAGGAGGTCGAGGTCGAGGAACCCGAGGACATGATGCCCCCGACCCCTGCGCCTACCGCCTCGGCCGCAAAACCCAAACGGAACCGGAGAAAGAAGAAATGACCAAGGTAACCAACTGGTTGTCCTACAGCCCGCGAGCCGCTGCCAACGAGCCGGCCAACATCCAAATCTTCGACCAGATCGGCGAAGACTGGTTCAGCAATTCCGGTGTCACGGCAAAGTCGTTTGCGGAAACCCTGCAAGCGGTCGGGCCTGGTCCGCTCAACGTCGAGATCAACAGCCCGGGCGGCAACGTCTGGGACGGCTTGGCCATCTACAACATGCTGCGCGGTCGGCAGGCCCCGGTGACAACTAAGGTTGTCGGCGTTGCGGCTTCCATCGCTTCGATCATCGCGCTTGCTGGCGACACCGTGGAAATCGCGGACGCCGCCTTGATGATGATTCACGACCCGTCCGGTCTTGCGGCAGGCACGTCCGAGGACATGCGGAAGATGGCCGACGCCCTCGACCAGCACGCGGCCATCCTCGCCGGAGTCTACGAGAAGAAAACCGGCAAGACCGCATCGGCAATCCGTGCGGCCATGAAGGCGGAAACGTGGTTTACGTCCGCCGAAGCAATCGACTTTGGCTTGGCTGATTCGATCACCGAAAAGCAGCCCGCCATGCAGGCCAACGCCGCCCGCGCATGGGTGACTGCGGCCCTCTCCAAACTTTCGACCGGCAGCACCAACGCTGTCGCCGATGGCGCGAACACCGCGCCGACATCACAGACACCACACAACATGGAAACCAAGACCCCTGATCCCGTGGTGCCGGCTGCTCCCGCTGCGCCGGCTCCTGTCGCCCCTACCGCCCTCGACATCGAGGCCATCGTTGCCAAGGCTGTTGCCGCGGCGATCTCGGCCAAGACCCCCACCGCCGCCCCGGCTCCTGAGCCGATCACCCCGCGCATCGAAAACCTCGGCAACCCGCTGCTGGAGAAGCACAAGACCTTCAAGGCCGGTGCCGACCGCCGCAAGTGGCTGATCGAAAACCACTCCGAGCTTCTGCGGCAGAACCAGATCCACGCCCCGCAGAACACCAACACCTTCACCAGCACCCTGGTGGTGGATTACCTGGCTGATGCGGTCATCACCGTGGCTGCCACCCGCCTGGCGCTCCTGGACGGCTTCACCCGCAACGTGGGCCTCGACAACCTCCGCCCGCGGGCCACCGTCCGCGTGAAGCGGTACACCACCGGCTCGGCCGCGCAGACCAACGCGACCAACTTCGAGACCAACGACGACAGCAACTTGGCCGCCACCACGGTGACCGTGAACCAGATCTCGAAGATCTTCAGCATCCAGAACGCCGAGCTGAATCAGGGCTTTCAGCTCGCGGATCTCGCCCAGGGTTCCGCCGACCTGTTTGCCTACGGCATCTCCGATGTCGTCACCGGCCTGATGGTTTCGGCCAACTACGACAGCCCGACCACCATCGGCACCGCTGCCAACTTCGACACGTCGGACCTCCCGGCGATTCTGGCGCTGGCCAAGAACTACCGGAGCAAGAACCTCGTGCTGGACGGTGGCCACATCGCCCGGCTGATGTTCTCGTCGGCCGCCAACACGTTCCCTGACGGCCGCCTCGCCGCTCTGGCCAACGGCCGCTTCGGGTTCGACCTGATCGCCGAAAACAACCGCTGGACCGGTGGCATCGCCAACCTGGCCGGGTTCGTCTGCGGCCCGGACGCCATCGCCATCGCCGCCGGTCTCCCGGTCGGCATGATCGCCGGCGAGTTCCTCGAGCAGCGCACGGTGACG